ACTCCGATGGCAACCTCGGCGACAGCAACTGCTCCTACACCCGCGGGTCCCGCCCCGCTTTCCTCATTCCCTCCGATTTTGCGGTGGAGGATGACAGCAACCCGCTGGAGGGGTACAGCAACCGGGAGCTCATAGAGGAGCTTTTCCGCCGGGTGGACAAATGAGGACCGCCCAGGACCCGTGGGACAAGCCCCGGCGCAACCCCTGGCCCATCGTCATGGCCTGCGCCGCCATCGCTCTGGCCATCATCCTGGCCCTCACCGTTTCCGCCCTCACCTTAAACTTTATCTTTGACGCCCTGCTGGCGGACAAGCCCCCGGTGACCGTGGCCACGTCTGCCCCGGAGCCCACCAGCACCCCACCGCCCACCGCTCCGGCTGAAACGCCGGAGCTGGTGAGGCACCGGGATGACATTGTGAGTGACGGGCGGCTCCTGGCCTATGACCTCCAGGAAATCATGCAGGACCAATGTGAGCGCTACGGCGTGCCCTATGCCCTGGCGCTGGCCATCGCTGAGGTGGAAACCCACTTTGACCCGGACGCCACAAGCCCCACCAGTGACTATGGCCTCATGCAGATAAACCAATGTAATCATGAATGGCTCCAAGGCCTGGGCATGGACCCGCTGACCCATGCCGGAAATATTGAGGCTGGCGTCTACATCATCGGCGGCTACCTTGACCGCTACGGGGACACGGAGCGAGCCTTGATGGCCTACAACTGCGGCCCCAGCGGTGCCCAAAAGCTCTGGGACGCCGGTGTCTACCAAACGGACTACACCCGCAAGGTCATGACCGCCCTGGAACACTGGACAAGCATTTTGGAGGACTGACCTATGCCCTATTATACCACCTGCCCCTATTGCGGGGCCCACCTTGACCCCTGTGAGCCCTGTGACTGTCAATCTGAAAACAAGGAGGATTTACAAGATGAGTAACCTGTCCATGACCATCAATGTGGAGGCCCCGGCCCTGGTGGCTGCCGTTGAAAAGCTGGCCGCTGCCATGACGGTGAACCCCAACATCCTGACCCCTGACGCTCCCCGGCCCCAGATGCCCGCTCCGGCGGCTGTTCCGCCCCAGATGCCCGCCCCCGCCACGGGCCCGGCTCCGGCCATGCCCCAGACCCCCGGCCCGGCCCCCGCTCCCGTGACCCCGCCCCCGGCTCCGGCGGCCCCTGTTACGCCCCCCGCTCCTGCGCCCGCTCCGGCTCCTCAGACCGCCGCTCCTGTCATGCCGGTGGCCGGTGCCCCCACCTACACCCTGGACCAAATCTCCAAGGCCGGGGCCGCCCTGGTAGACGCCGGGAAGATGGAGCCCCTGCTGGCCCTGCTGACCAAGTACGGCGTCCAGGCCATCACCCAGCTCCAGCCCGCTCAGTATGGCGTCTTTGCCACGGAGCTGCGGGCTCTGGGCGCTCAGATTTAGGAGGTGCCCTATGCCCCCTGAGAAACACGCTTTGCTTTCCGCATCTTCCGCCTCCCGCTGGCTGGCGTGCACGGCGGCCCCCCGCTTTGAGGAGGGGCTGCCGGAGAGCACCAGCGACTATGCGGAGGAGGGCCGCCTGGCCCACGCCATTGCGGAGCTCAAGGTCCTCAAGAAGTTTACCATCATGACCAACCGCACCTATAACTCCCGGCTCAACAAGCTCAAGAAAGAGGCCCGCTATGACCCGGAGATGGACAAGACCACGGACCTCTACCTGGAGCACCTGCTGGAGCAGGCCATGACCTACAACAGCCCCCCCACCGTGGCCGCTGAGGTCAAGGTAGACTTTGCGGACTATGTGCCGGAGGGCTTTGGCACCTGTGACTGTGTGATGATTGGAGGAGATACCCTTTGCATCACCGACTACAAGCACGGCAAGGGCGTCCCCGTGTCCGCTGAGGGCAACCCCCAGATGCGGCTTTATGCCCTGGGTGCCCTCAAGCGCTACGCCCCCATTTTCGGGGACGCCATCAAAAAGGTCCGCATGAGCATTGACCAGCCCCGCCTTGACAGCTACACCACGGACACCATCACGGTGGAGGAGCTGCGGGCCTGGGGGGAGAGCATCAAGCCCACCGCACAAAAGGCCTTTTCAGGCCTGGGGGAGTTTGTCCCCGGTGACCATTGCCGGTTTTGCCGGGGCAAGGCCCAGTGTCGGGCCCGTGCCGGTGTCAACACCGCCCTGGAGGACTTTGCCGGGTGTGTCCCGGCGGGCTCCCTCTCCCCGGAGGAGCTGCAATCTATGGAGGCCGCCAAGGCCAGCGGGATGGAGGCCCCCGGCCTCCTCACGGATGAGGAAATCGGTGACCTGCTGGTCCGGGGCAAGCTCCTGGTCCAGTGGTACAAGGACCTCGAGGAATACGCCACCACGGCCCTGCTGAACGGCAAGCCCATCCCCGGCTGGAAACTGGTGGCCGGGCGGAGTGACCGGGCCTTTACGGACCAGGACGCCGCCCTCAAGGCCATCATGGAGGCGGGCTATGATGAGGCTGTCATCTATGAGCGCAAGCCCTTGACCCTGGCCCAGCTTGAGAAATTGATGGGCAAAAAGCCCTTTGAGGAGGCGGTGGGCGGCTACGTCATCAAGCCCCCCGGCAAGCCCAAACTGGCGGAGGCCTCTGACAAGCGGGAGGCGTACAACCCCGCCGCCGCTGACTTTTCCGGGGTGTCCTCCGATGCGTGACACCGTGAGCTTTTCCCAAGACAGCTTTCACGCCACCATCTACCTGCCCAGCCTCCTGGACCTGCCCGTCAAGAACGTCCACAAGATTTTCACCATTATGCTCTGGGATGACCGGGAGAATGAGCAGGCCATCCGGGACACAGAGCTTTTCCTTGAGGACATCGTGCCGGAGAGCAAGCAGGCCTGGACCGCCGCCTCTGTGCGCTATCAGCAGGAGTGGCGGCTGATTGAAAAGCGTGCCACCGTGCGGCGGACCCGGAAAGACATCGAGCGGGACGCCGCCATCCGGGCCCACAATGATGAGCTCACCAGGGCCGTTAAAAAGGCCAAACGCCAATATGAGCGCTGGGTGAAAATCCAGGCTCTTTGGAATGATACGAAACTCAAAATGAAAATCATGTAAAGGAGTAAATGACTATGTATCAGAACGACCCCATGAAAGTGCTGACCGGCGAGTGCCGCCTGTCCTACTGCAACCTGACCACCCCCAGGGCCGCCCAGCAGGGCGGGGAGCCCAAGTACAGCGTCACCCTGCTCATCCCCAAGACGGACGTGGCCACCAAGGCGGACATTGACGCCGCCATCCAAGCCGCTGCCAATGAGGCGCTGTCCAAGGTGTGGAACGGGGCCCGCCCGCCCCAGCTCCGGGTGCCCATCTATGACGGGGACGGCGTGCGGCCCTCCGGGGTGCCCTTTGGCGATGAGTGCAAGGGCCACTGGGTCATGACCGCCTCCACCAAGAACAAGCCCCAGGTGGTGGGCATCGACAACATCAACTGTGAGCTGGCCCCCTCTGACATTTACAGCGGGATGTATGCCCGTGTCACCATCCGCTTTTTCGGCTACTCCAACAGCGGCAATAAGGGCATCGGCTGCGGCCTGGGCAATGTCATGAAAACCCGTGACGGTGAGGCCCTGGCGGGTAGCGCCTCCGCCTCTGTGGACTTCGCCGGGGTAGGTGCCGCCCCTGCTGCCGCTCCCGCCTACGGCGTCAACCCCACGGCTCCGGCGGCTCCCGCCTACGGTGTCAATCCGGCGGCCCCTGCCGCTCCGGCCTATCAGCCCCCCGCTCCCGGCCCTGCCGCCGCCACGCCGCCCTGGAACACCGCCAGCGGTGTCAACCCCATCACCGGCCAGCCCATGTAATAGGAGGACCGCACAATGAAAACGAGGTTTGACGGAAAAATCTGGGTCATGGCCTATGGCGTGGCCATTGAGGTTAAGGAGATGGAAACGGCCCACCTCCTCAACACGGTCAAGATGCTGGTGCAAAAGCCCGCACGGGTCCAGGCCATGCTTGTGGATGACATTGAGCGGGCCACTTTCGCTGACCCCACGGTGTGGACGCCCACCGGCGAGGGGGACACCCGCAAGCTGTCCCTCCGCAACGTGACCAGCCTCTCCGCCGATGAGCTCACCACCTATGTGACCGGCACGCCGCTTTTTAAGGCCATGCTGGAGGAGCTGGAAACCCGTGGCATCAACACGGAGAACATCATGCAGCTCTACACCAAGGATGAGGCTTTCCGTAATTAAGAAAGGACGGCGCTATGCACCATCTGAGCATTGACCTTGAAACCTTTTCCAGCGTCCCGATTGCCAAGGCCGGGGCTCAAAAGTACATCTCCAGCCCGGACTTTGAAATTCTGCTTTTCGCATACAGCCTGGATGGTGCACCTGTTGAGGTAATAGACCTGACCACGGGGGCGTACCTGCCCCCGTGGCTGGTCCAGGCCATCACCAGCCCGGAGTTTATCAAGCACGCATACAACGCCCCCTTTGAGTGGGGCTGTCTGTCCAAATTCCTGGGATGGCTGCCGCCGGACCAGTGGCGGTGCACCATGTTCCATGGCCTTTACTGCGGCTATACGGCGGGCCTGGAGGCCACTGGGCGGGCCCTGGGGCTGCCGGAGGACAAGCGCAAGCTGAACACCGGCAAGGCCCTCATCCGTTATTTCTGTACGCCCTGCGCCCCCTCCAAGGCCAACGGTGGCCGCACCCGCAACCTGCCCCAGCATGACCCCGCCAAGTGGGAGCTTTTCAAGGAGTACAACCGCCAGGATGTGGTCACCGAAATGGAAATTGACCGGCGGCTGGCCTCCTACCCCGTCCCTGACTGGGTGCAAAAGCAATGGGAAACGGACCTCATCATCAATGCCCGTGGCGTGGCCGTGGACATGGAGATGGTGTCCGGGGCTCTCTACCTGGGGGACACCGTGCGCCAGAACCTCATGACGGAGGCCATGCGCCTGTCCGGCCTCAACAACCCCAACAGCGTGGCCCAGCTCACCAAATGGCTCCAGGAGGAAACCGGGGAGGAGCTGGGGGACTTGCGCAAGGACACGGTGGTCCGCCTGCTGAAAAAGGACAGCAACAGCCCCCAGGTGACCCGTATGCTTGAAATCCGCCAGGAGCTGGGCAAGACCTCCACCAAGAAGTATGACGCCATAGAGGCCGCTGTGTGCCCGGACAAGCGGGTCCGTGGGCTGCTCCAATTCTATGGGGCCAACCGCACGGGGCGCTGGGCTGGGCGGCTGGTGCAGGTCCAGAACCTCCCCCGCACCTATACGGAGCCCCTGGCCCTTGCCCGTGACCTTGTACGCCAGCGCAACCTGGGCGGCCTCAAAGCGGTCTATGGCTCCGTACCTGATACCCTCAGCCAGCTCATCCGCACCGCTTTTATTGCCCCGGAGGGCCACGTCCTCATTGACGCTGACTTTTCGGCCATCGAGGCCCGTGTCATCTCCTGGCTGGCCGGTGAACAATGGCGGCTGGAGGTGTTCCGCACCCACGGCAAGATTTATGAGGCCAGCGCCTCCCAAATGTTTGGCGTCCCCCTTGAGCGCATTAAAAAGGGAAATCCTGAGTATTCCCTGCGGCAAAAGGGCAAGGTGGCGGAGCTGGCCCTGGGCTACCAGGGCAGCACCGGGGCCCTCATTAACATGGGAGCCCTGGACATGGGCATCCCGGAGGAGGACCTGCCGGACATCGTGGGCCGCTGGCGGGAGGCCAACAAGCGCATCCGTGACCTGTGGTATTCCATGGACAACGCCGCCGTGCAGGTCATCACCCAGGGCGGTTCCATAGGCCTCAACGGGCTCATCCTGTCCCATGAGTACGACTACAACCAGGGGACGGATTGCATGACCATCACCCTCCCCTCTGGGCGCAAGCTCTACTATAACACCCCCGGCATCGGTGAAAATCAGTGGGGCAAGCCCTCCATTTCATACATGGGCATGGACCAAAAGACCAAGCGCTGGAAACGCATCGAAACCTACGGCGGCAAGCTGGTGGAGAACTGCGTCCAGGCCATTGCCCGTGATTGTCTGGCGGATGCCATTGAGCGCCTGGAGGCCGCCGGGCTGCCGGTGGTGTTCCACGTCCATGATGAGGTGGTCATTGACGTGGCCCCCTGGACGGATGAGGACACCATGCTCCAGACGGTGGTGGACATCATGCGGCGGCCCATCTCCTGGGCCCCGGACCTGCCCCTCAATGCGGACGGCTGGGTGGGGCAATTCTTTAGAAAAGACTGATTGAACAAGCCCCCCCCGCTACCCATGCGGCGGCGGGCTGAGGGAGGCCGTATGAAAATCCTTGTTGCCTGTGAAGAAAGCCAAGCCGTTGCCGTAGCCTTGCGGCAACGTGGTCATGAGGCATATAGCTGTGACCTCATCCCTTGCTCCGGCGGGCATCCAGAGTGGCACATCCAGCAGGACGTGCTCCCCTTGCTTGACGGGTACGCCTTTTTCTACACCTGCGATGGAGCCCCACACTACATACTGGGCCGGTGGGACATGATTATTGCTTTTCCGCCGTGCACCTACCTCACCAACGCCAGCGCTGTCCGTATGCGAGTAAAGGGTGAAATTGTCCCAGAGCGATATGCAAAGGCGATGGAGGCCAAGGCTTTCTTTATGCGCTTTCTGACCGCTGAGTGTGAAAAAATAGCCGTTGAAAATCCCACTCCCATGAAAATTGTGGGCCTGCCGCCCTACACTCAGGCGGTGCAACCGTGGCAGTTTGGGCACCCATACACAAAGCGGACCTGCCTGTGGCTCAAGAACCTGCCGCCGCTGACCCCCACCAAAATCATCACAGAGGGCGTCACCCCCCTGGGTAAACGGCGGATGCAAAGATGCCCACGGCAATTACAGACGCTTTCAAGGCCGCCGGGAGCGGGACCCACTAAACCGGGCCAAAACATTCCCCGGCATCGCCGCCGCTATGGCGGAACAGTGGACCTAAAACACCTTTTAGAAAGGATTGATTGACCTTGCAGTATCAGGGCGGAAAAAGCCGGATTGCCCGGTCAATCGCTGACATTATCAGCCTGACGGGGGGGGG